AGTGACACCCTCGGTTCCGTTGACTTGGAAGGTGACGCTGCGTCCATTCCCGGACGTGCTCTGCAGGACTTTCCCAGACGAAACGGCTGTGACCGCCGACGCGTTGAGAGCCGTCAGTTTTGCGAGCAGCGTCAGATTCGCAGCTTGGGCTTCAGCCCAAAGGTTGCGGAGATAACTGCGGACGAATGGCGTCGAGGCGGCCACGCTCTAATCCGGCGGCCTAGAGTCCGATCTGTCGACCGGTCAAATCACTCGCCGCTGTCCGTTCTGTCCCGTTTGTTCTGCCGGGGGTGCGGGTTTTCTCGGAGCCAGTCAACGGCCTGTTGGAGTGTCGCCCGGCCTCCCGGCATCTCGAATCCCTGCGCGCGCATCGCGTAGACGTAGGACGTGGCCCGCTTGAGCAGCCCGGCCAGTTCTTTGACGGTGTGTAGTTCAGCCTGCATCGGCGGTGAGTCGGAGTCGGTTGTGGAAGAGCGCGGCGGCGACCTGCATGACTTCGCAATCAAAGAGATGGTTCGGCCATTTTGAGGAGCGCGGCAGCCACGTCCAAGTCGTCCGACCGGTGGCGCTAGACAAGCGAGCGATCTTTTGCTCGCAGTCCATGTGACGCCAGTAGTCGGTGCTGGCAGCCTTCTCAACGACCTCCCATCGAACTTTTGTTCCGCCACGGCGAAGGCGCTCGAGAATGTCTTTTGTGACGTCGGCGCCGAACTCGAGGAGCTTGAGTTCAAGCGACCCCTGCCTTCCTGCGTTGTCGCCAACTCGTGGGTCAATCCCGCGAAGGAAGAACGGTTCGTCCACGCCACTCTTCGCGTTGCGCCATCCCCGGCGCGGCATCCCCTTTGATGGCATCCAGCCGATCCAAAGGGGAACTCGTCCGGCGCGATTTGCAAACCTGCCGTAGCGCAGGCACTCCGCGTAAACCGCTGGGGCATCATAGCCGGAGTCGATCACGACATGGACATCCTGCACTCCGTGCTCAAGCTGTTTGTCCCGGACGTCTTGCCAAGTGTCCAGAGATCCCGAGTCGAGAGTCCGGGACGATCCATCGTCAGCCCATGCTCGGACGACAAACCAGAAGTGCGGGCTGGTCGCTTGGCAATCGACCGTCATGAATTTGATCGACTTCTCGTCCGTTGCTTCCGCTCCAGCCACAACGATCTCGTCCCGTTGCCTTGGCGCTGACTGGTTCTCCCATGGCTCGGCCAAGTTTCCGTTGATGAAACCTTGGAGTCCCAGCAGCGAGTCCTTTGCCTCAAGGAATGCAACCGCGAGGTGGCCCCATGTACATTTGCGGTCCGGGCTGTAGAGGCTCGACAGGTGGTATGATCGCACGCCGGGGAGAGCTCCCTTGTTCTCCGCGATCCAGACACCGGACCGAAGCGCGGCCACCTTTTGCGCGTCCGAGATGTTGCCCTTGCATAACTGGCACTCGTACCGAGCGGAAGCGCGGACCCGGGTGAAGTCCCACTTCCCATCCTCGAGCTTTGCGGTCTCGTCCCATTTGACCTGCCGCCACTCGAGCTTGATCGGGACTTTGCAGTGTGGACAAGGCACATAGAACCGACGCTGATCTCCGCGTAGGAACCGTTGCCAGATCCGGCCTTCCGTTACCGTTGGTGTTGATGTCAGAAAAGCTTTTGAGGACGAGAAAGCCTTGAGTCGCTGCTCTGCGAGGTCCAAGGCGTCCGCTTCCTTTTCGGATGCCGAAGCGAACTTGTCCACCTCGTCTGCGATCAGCACCCGTACGGGACGGCTGGCTAGGTTCGCCGGTGAGTTCGATCCAACAAACGTCAACGTCGAGCGGTCGAAGTGTTGCTCAAGGTTCGTGAGCTTGTCTTTGTCAGCCGGAAAATGGGCAACCATCGCCGGGGCATCCTCGAGCATCGGGAGCCACCGGCTTTTGCTGAACGACCGGGCAAGGTTCTCTGTCGGCATGAGCCACAGTGCCGGGCAAGGCTCGTTGTCGATCAGCCACGCCAGACCAGCCATCAGCGTAGTTGTCTTCGCTGTCTGTGATCCCCAACAGAGAGTGCATTCCGAGACAGACGGATCCTTCCAAGCCTCCATTGGTTCCCGCGTATAGGGTCGAATGCTAGTCGTGAACGGTCCCGGGTGTTCCGTCTGCCGCTGCGTCAGTTTGAGATTCGACTCGCTCCACTCAACGACGGTCTGCCGCGGCGTCGGGCGGTACTGCTGACGCCGGAATTCGAGGATGTCGCGCTGGAGGTCACTCAGCATTGGCAGACTCGAGAACGGCTTTCTTTCCGGTGAAATCCTCCCATCGCTTAACGATCACGTCGCAATAACGAGGGTCCAGTTCCATCAAGCGGGCTTGGCGACCAGTCTTTTCGCAGGCGATCAGAGTGCTGCCGCTCCCACCGAAAAGGTCGAGCACGACAGCGCGCTTGTCGCTGAAGTCATTAAGTGCGCGTTCGGCAAGCGCCACTGGCTTCTGCGTCGGATGAACATAGGATGATGCGGCGTCTTTTGATACTTGCCAGACAGCCATGCCGCGGCTTCCACGGAACTTCGGGCTTCCCTTGGCGCAGAATAAGGCAAGCTCGTAGTCGAGTGCGTACTGCCCGTCGAGATCGCCCATTCCACCACCGCCTTTGTGCCAGACAATGGTCTGCTTGTAGAACTTCTCAAACTGCGCTCGCCACACCGGATAGACGTGGTGGCTGGTCCAGATGAACGCTGCCGTGTTGTCGGCCATCGCTTCCCAGACAACCGGCGCGATCTCCAAGATCTTTTCATCGTTCTTCAGCACATCAAAGCGTTTGCTCATGTTGGAGCGAAACTCCACGCCATAGGGCGGATCAGAAAATACTAGTCCAGCCGTCTTACCAGCCATCAGCCGTTCGACATCATCCGCCTTCGTCGAGTCTCCGCAAAGCAGCCTGTGCTCCCCGAGCAGCCAAAGATCTCCCGGCTTTGTTACTGGTTCCTCCGGGGCTTCTGGAACTTGGTCCGGATCGGTTTGGCCTTCCACAATCTCGGGTTGCAGAAGTTCTGAAAGTTCGTCGTCAGAGAATCCAAGCAGGTCGATTTCGAAGCCGTCGTCTTTGATTGCGGCAATCTCGGACTTCAGCATCTCTTCATCCCACCCTGCGTTCAGCGCGAGCTTGTTATCCGCGATGACGTAGGCTCGGACTTGGCTTTCGGTAAGGTGACCAAGCCGTAGGCACGGCACCGATGCCATCCCGAGCTTTCGAGCAGCCATGACGCGGCCATGACCTGCAACGATGGTCCCGTCCTTGTCTACGAGCACCGGGTTGGTGAATCCGAACTCCCGGATGCTTCCGGCGATCTGCGCGACCTGCTCGTCTGAGTGTGTCCGGGAATTGCGGGCGTAGGGAATCAGCTTCTCGATCTCGATCAGTTCGATCTTGTCGGCGTGTTTCATTTCCACGGGTCTGTTGAGTGAAGAGTTGCGAGGCAAATGTCCTGCACCCAGCGTTCCAGTTCTCGCTCGGCGTGCTCCGGGTCGTGAGGTGCGATGCGGCCAGCGAGTTGTCTGGGCATCGACTTGATGAGCGTGGCGACTGCGCCGTCATGCTCAGTCATGACCTTCCGAACCCAATCGCCGGAGACTAGGGTGCGCTCGCGTTCTGACAGGTCTAGGACCTCCTGCCGGGCTTGGGTTAGGTTTCGAGCTGCTTGCGCGTGGATCGACACGAGGCGTCCGGCGTCCGGCTGACCGTTTTTTAAAGCCCTTGCCGCAAGGGCATAGGCTGCTCGCTCAATGTTCCTTTGCCGCTCGTAGGCTCCCAGAGGGGTGTCCGCGGAGATCGCAGCGGGGTCGGGTGGGGCCTGTGCCTCGGGCGGACGGTAGGGTCCGGCGTCGGGCTGCGTAGGGTTAGCCCTCTGCTGGACCGACATGCCGCGCCACTGATCTGCGGCCTCCTTCGAGGTCAACGGCATCCCAGCTTTGACCAGTTGCGACACCCTTCCTCGGGTCAGCCCTGCGGCTCTGGCGTAGTCGGCCTGTGTCATCGGACGCACTCCGGGAGTTTGGCCTCCGGCATCGTCGACAGTTCGCGGAGCCCTTCGATTACAACCCTCCGCCGCGGGTCGCTTTCGTTGGGGTAGAACTGGGAGGCGACCTGCTCCGGAGAGACCGTCCGCGCACGCAGTCTTGAGACCGTCCAGCGCATCAGATTTGGCGGCAGGTTTTCGAGCGTAAATTGGAGGCCTGTCATCGGAGATGGGTGTTTCGGGTTGGGTGACGCGCTAGGAGTCGATTTGAGGTGCCTCTGTTTTTTTGACCATCTCGGGAGTATCCCTCGATTCCAAAAACGCGACTACAGGCAAGTCTGGGGCCTTTGTGGTTATCGTGGTGCGGAGTGTTTACGCTCGGGGACTCGTCGCGACTTATTTGGCCCC